AATGTCAGATTAAAACTACTTACAAAAAGCAGCAAAGATTTTGCTAAGTCACAACAGATTGCCACAGATGCACAGAAAGCTTTTGGATTAAGTGCAACTGAAGCTCTTGAGGGTGTAACAGATATTACCGCAAGACTGGCTCCACTTGGTTCAAGTATTGAAGAAATAAGAACTGTATTTTTTGGATTTAATACCGCTGCCAAATTAGCTGGGTCATCTGCTCAAGAATCATCAAACGCATTTAGACAACTAGCACAGGCTCTTGGCTCAGGAAGGTTGGCTGGTGATGAATTTAGAAGCGTATCTGAGCAAGTGCCAACAATTCTTGCACCTATAGCAGAAGAACTTGGCGTGACTATTGGACAGCTGAAGCAGTTAGCTGCTGATGGTAAATTGACCAGTGAAGTTGTGCTTAGGGCTTTAGGAAGAGTCGGAAATGAGGGCAGTGGATTTTTAAAGCAATTACTTGCAAATGACCCTACTCAAGTATTCAAAAACTTTAGCAATGCAACTGAGGATCTATCTAGAGCATTTGGTAAAGAACTAAGGCCAGCAGTTGAATCAGTTACAAAAAATTTAACAGCTTTGATTAATAAAATTGTTGAATTTTCTGGGTCTGATGTTGGAAAGACTGCAATTTTAATAACAAAAATAGCTGTAGCTGCAAAGGCCTTAACTGTTGCTGCCACCGCTGCCACCGCTGCTGTTGCAATAATAGTTGGAAAATTAACCGCTATTGGTGCGGCTTCGATTATTGCTAAAGGTGGATTTGGAGCAGTTGCAACTAGCTCTTTGCTGGCTGCAAAAGGAATTGGTGCGGTAACTCTTGCCGCTGGTGCATTAAAAGTTGCTTTATTGGCCTCTGGTGTTGGGGCTTTTGCTTTAGTTGTCGGTGGCCTAGCGACTGCATTTTTTAAAGCAAAAAGAGAGGCACAAGAATTTACAGACTTACTTAAGTCAGGCAGTCAGGAAGATGTCACAAAAGCTTATGAAAAGCAAAAAAAAGCTGTTGAAGCTTTAGAAAAACAACTTGAAAGAACAAACAACAGAAGAGCAGGGCAGATCAGACAAAGGTTAGAAGATGAACAGACAGAACTGAGATTGTTAGAAAATAAACTAAATACTCTTGATGCTGAACAAAGAATTACAGAAGAGCAGAAAAAACAAAATGAAGAAAAGAAAAAATCAGCAGAATTAATAAAAAAACAACAAGAAGAAGCAGAAAAACTTAAAGAGAAATTTATGGAACTAGGTATGTCAATAGAACAAGGCGTGGTTGCGAATCTTACAGACGCAGTTATGGGAACAAAAACTCTTGGTCAGGCTGCTATCAGTGTATTAAATGATCTTAAAAGAAAACTCATAGAAGTAGCCATGCAGCAAGCAGTTTCTGGTCTTGGTCAATTCTTAGGAACTGCACTTGGTAGCATATTTGGAGGGATTGGTGGTGGAGGTGGAGGTGGACTTGGAGTTACACAAGGAGCCTCTTTACCTAGTAACCCTGTAGGATTTAGTGGATATTCAAGGTCAGCACCTGTAAGAGTTGGAAGAGGCACTGCATTTAGGGCAAATGGTGGGCCAGTATCTGCTGGTGGTAGTTATGTAGTTGGAGAAAAAGGCCCAGAAATGTTTACACCATCACGCAGCGGCACTATTATTCCAAACAATGCAATGGGTGGTGTTACAAATAATATTGTTGTTAATGTTGATATGTCTGGAAGTTCAGTTCAGGCTAATGACGCAGAGGCAAATCAGTTCGGAGAACAGCTTGCCGCAGCAATACAGGCTGAAATAATTAATCAAAAACGATCTGGAGGTTTACTTAGCTAATGTCTTTTACTTTTCCAGCAAGTGTTCCAAATCCTACTTACAACACTAGGATCAACACCAATACAGATCAAATAGTCGTAAGTTTTGGGGACGGCTTTGAACAAAGGTTAACTCAGGGACTTAATAGAAATCCATTGACTGTCAATTTAACTTTTGAACTTTCACAAACACAAGCAGACACAGCTATAACTTTTTTAAACGAAAGAATAACTGACGGAGCATCTTTCAACTTCACATTGCCTAGTGAATCGACTGCAAGAAAATTTGTTTGTGAGAGATTCCCAAGATCAATACCATTTTTGAATAGGGTCAGATTGTCTTGTGTTTTCAGGGAGGTTTTTGAAGCATAAATGGCTATTCCTTTTAGTGAACTTAATAAAATCAACCCCAGTTCAATTATTGAGCTTTTTGAACTTGAACTAACAGTCGGTGTGCATATTCCGACAGGTAATCCGCAAAATTTACCCACGGTGTACAGATTTCATAATGGGACGAATCTTAACAACTTTGGTGAAATCGTCTTTCAAACTAACGCTTATCAAAGAGTGGTTGTAAAAGCAGAGGGATTTGATAAAAAAACAACAGGTGTTCTTTCAAGACCTACTATAACTTTTTCAAATTTAGGTGGGATTGTACAAAATCCAGCAACAGGTAAAGTCATTACTATGAGTGATTTTTTGCAAATTGTTAATGAAGTTACTCCAGCAAATGATTTAATTGATGCAAAACTAACTAGAAAAATGCCTTTAGCTTCAGCTTTAGATAATGATAATTTTGTCGGTGATAATCCTTTTGGCACTCCCAGTGCAAATAGATTGAAAGATGAGATATATGTGATTGATAGAAAAGCGATTGAAAATAGAAAAATTGTACAATTTGAATTAACTGCTGCTCATGATTTAGAAAATAAATTAATACCACAAAGAGTTGTCACAAGAGACTTATTTCCAGCTGTAGGGACGTTTGTTTGATGACAGAGTATAAATGGGCTAAAGATGCTTTCAAAGATGCTGAAAGGGCATATCCAGAGGAGTGCTGTGGATTAATCATCAAAGTAGATAACGAAGATATTTATTGGAGGTGTCAAAACATTTCTAAGGCTTACAAAGAAAAATCATTTGTTATAGACCCTTTAGACTATGCAAGAGGAGAAGATCAAGGAGAAGTTCTTGGTATAGTACACAGTCATCCTGATGGAGAACTGGCTTTTAGTCATACTGATAGAATGGCCTGTAAGTATATAGATTTACCTTTTTATCTTGTGGAACCCAAATCAGAGTCTATTATTGTTATATATCCATCTGAAATAAATGATTAAACTAACAATTTATGGACGATTGAGAAAATTTATTGGTCAATCTACATTTCAAATAAAAGCTAGAACTGCAAAAGAGGCTTTTAGTTTTTTGGTTCATAATTTTGCGGGTGTTAGAGAACATATAAAAGATCAAGAATATTGCGTCATGGCTGGTGATTTAAGACTGACAGAAGAGTTGCTTGATATGGAAACAGAAAGTGATATAAAAATTATTCCTGTAGTTCATGGAGAACTTTTCTTTTTGGCTGCTGGTGTATTGTTTACCGCTTGGGGTGCTGGTGCAACGATATTAGGAATAACTATTGGTGCAGCTTTACAAAGCACATTCTTAGCAATAGGTGTGAATATGATTATTGGTGGGGTTACAGATATGCTTACGCCAGATCCACAGCCTTTAAATACAAACAGACAAGAAGATCCTCAAGATCCTAGTTATGTATTTTCTGGACTTTTGAATAATTCAAAACAAGGTGTTCCGATCAATATTGTTTATGGTGAAACTTTAGTTGGTAGCACAGTTGTTAGTTCATCTGTTGATACTTTTCAAGTCGTTAATGAGTAGTCATGGTTTTTGGTGCTGACCCTTTTTTCAGATCAATATTGGATGCAACACTTCCAAAAAATAAATTAAAATCTATTGATTTCGGTACAGTTGTTGATGTTTTAGCAGAGGGTCAGATTGAGGGCAGTGCCACAGCAAGTAAAGCTGGTATTACAGATAAAACAAGTGATGAATATAAAAATGCTTTTCTCAAAGATTTATTTTTAAACAAAACAGCTGTTTTACAGGCTGATGCTAGTAACACAAATCCAGCTGCCTCTGAGTTTAATTATCCGACAGAGGATCTTAGATTTGAATTTCAGGACGGTACAGCCAACAATCAAGTTTTGTTTGCGGCAGAAACACAAAACAGCGAAGTTGCTACAGGTGACAAAGGACAAGAATGTACATTTCCATCAGGTGGGTCAGCTACCCCAAGATCAGGAACTATAAACGACACTAGAATCGACACAGTGCAAGTAAAAGCAAAGTTCGATCAATTTTTTAAATTAAATACTGAAAATGGCAATCGAGAGTCAACAAGTGTGCGAGTACTTGTAAAAGTGAATCCTAATAATGGAAGTTCTCAGACTGTTCATAATGAGGTTGTTAAAGGTAAAAGCTTCAACCCATATAACAGAGATTATGGAATTGATTTAAAAAACTTAACTGGATACAACACAAACGAAGCTGGAGAATCGGGTTCTTTTTTCCCAATAGTTGTAAGTCTTGAAAGAGGTAGTGAAGAGTCATCTAGCAATAATGTATTTAATACATTGCGTTTAGCTGAAATAAGAGAAATTATTAGAGAGCCAAATAATTATCCAAATATTGCATATTCAGCTTTGCGATTTAGTTCTGAGTTGTTTCCAAATACACCTTTAAGAGTTTTTAGAATTAGAGGAAAACTTGTAAAAATACCGCACAACGCAACAGTCGAACTTGCAACTGGAAGATTAACCTACAGCGGATTATTTGATGGAAGTTTTAAACCAGCAAAAGCATGGACTAGCGACCCCGCATGGGTTTTGTATGATTTGCTAACAGACACCACCAGTGGCTGTGGTTTGCCAGAAAGTGAACTTGATCCACAGACTTTTTATGGTGTCAGTACTTATTGCAGTGCTTTAGTAGATGATGGTGACGGTGGACAGGAGCCAAGATTCTCAATAAATGTAAATATCAATAATAGGCGTGAGGCAATGGCTGTCATTAAGGATATTTGTTCTGTTATGAGAGCAATTCCATACTATGAGGAAGGCACTATAAAAATTGCCCAAGATGCTCCACAAGATCCTGCCAACCCTAGTGCTGTAAGTTTTGATTATCTTTTTAACAATGCAAATGTCAAAGATGGGTTTTTCTCATATTCTGGCACATCTTCAAAAACAAGATTCAATGTACTCAATATTTCTTACTTTGATCTGGCAACTCAAGAAGTTGATTATGTGACTGTAAAAGATACATCTGCACAGGCAAAATATGGAACACAAACAAAAACTATAAATACCTTTGGGACAACTTCAAGAGGTCAAGCTCAAAGAGTTGGGAAATGGTTTTTACAAACTCAACAAAGTCAAACCGAGACTGTTATTTTTGAAACTAATGTAGCTGCTGGATCTGTTTTAAGAGTTGGAGACACTATCGGTATTAGCGACAGAGTAAAAGGTGCAACTAGACGAGGTGGACTTGTTAAATCTGCAACTGTAGGTCAAGTAATTATTGACAGCGGATCAGAGACTAATTTACCAGATTTAAGTGATACTCCAGAAATAAGCTGTATATTGTCTGATGGAACTGTTGAAACAAGGCCAATAGAATTTTACTCTTTGGGTGGAAGTGCGGTAAATGTTTCTCAAAATTTCACTTCAGCACCAGTAGAAAATAGCCCTTACATACTTGAGTCTGGGGATTTTTCTGCACAGTCTTTTAGGATTACAAGTATTAAAGAAAATAACAATAAAACTTTTGCTATTGCTGCTGTTATCCACAATGAGGGCAAATATGCTGCTGTTGAAGATGGTGAGCAACTACCAGAAAAAAACATTAGTTTACTAACGAGTTTATTACCATCACCACAAATTGTTGATGCACCAGATGGAACAAAAGCAATTCAAGAAACTATTGTTTTAAATAACAACAGACCAGTTCCTAAGTTGTTTATTGACTGGGAAAGTGTTGAAGGTGCGTCTGGGTATCAATTAATTTATATCAAAGATGACGAAAATCCAGTAGTTGTAAACACTCAACAATCTGAGCTTGAAATATTACCATCAGAATCTGGGACTTATTTTATACAACTTTATACAATTAATAGCAATGGTGAAAAAAGTGCTAGTCCTACAGAAGTTAGTATTGACACTATAGGATTAACTGCTGTTCCTGAGAATCCTACAAACCTTGAAATAGAACCAATTAATAATGCACAGGTTAGATTAACTTGGGATAAAACAACATCACTAGACGTTGAATTTGGGGGCAACTGTATTGTCAGGCACACACCAGTTGCTTTGGCATCAGCTACGTTTGCCAACTCTACAGACTTAAATGAGAATATAAGTGGAGGTACAAATGAAATAATCTTACCAGCCTTGACTGGAACTTATAGCCTTAAATTTCGGGATATAGGCTCAAGGCTTTCAGTTACAGAGGCAAAAGTGGAGCTATCCTTGCCAGAGATGGCTGATGAATTACTCATAAAAAGTCAAAGAGAGGAGCCAACTTTTAGTGGTACAAAAACAAATTTGAGTGTTGTTTCTAATGTTTTACAACTTACTGACCCAGCGGCAAATCTTACAGGCTCATATAATTTTGCAAATACTCTTGACTTAGGTGCTGTTTTTACAAATTTAAGATTAAAAAGACATATTAAAAGTGAAGGGTTTTTTGTATCCGATCAATTTGATTCCATCCCTGATCTAGATGCAAGACTAAGCTTTGATGGCACTGGAAGTGATCGTTTAAAACAAAAGCTGCAAGTACAGACATCACAAGACAATTCAAGTTTTACAACGGCTCAAAATTTAACTAATGGTTCATTTAGTGGAAGAGCTTTCAAATTTATTGGAAATATCACCTCTGTTGATGTAAACGAAAATTCAAAATTTATAGAGTTAGGGTTTGATGCTTTTCTGCCATCAAGAACAGAAAACAAATATCAATCAGGAGGAAGTATAATATCTACACCTTTGCAATCAAATCCGTCAGGAAATTTCCCCAGTGGCCGACCAGTTGTTTTTGGTAAGCCATTCTTTACAGGAACAAGTGCTATCGGTGGATCAACTACAGCTTTTCTGCCATCAATATCAATAGCTCCAGAAGATATGCCTAGCGGTGGGTTTTTCTTGTTGAGTGCTATTTCTGGTGCAGGGTTTACAATAGTGTTTAAGAACTCATCTGATGCAGTGATTGATGTTAAATTCACATTTCAAGCATTAGGATATGGCAAAGGAGCTTAATTAAATGGCAAGAGTTAATTCTATTGGAAAAGAAAGTTCTAGTAATTTTTCGCCTGATAATGGCACAGGTCTTGCTGTAAGAACTGCAATAAAAGACATTTTTGAATCTCTTAGAACTGTAAATAGTGCAGCTGGTGATCCATCAGGCACTGCAAACCTCGCAGCTTTTCAGTTACACATAAACACAGATTCTAATTTGTTAAAGATTAGAAATGCAGCTAACTCAGATTTTATTGATATAGGTAATGTCAGTCAAACTAATCTAGGATTACTGCCAGCTTCAGGAGGGACACTTACTGGCGTACTAGCCACAACTGCTGGCACAGCTTCAGCACCAGCCTTGAACTTTGGAGATAGTGGGACTGGACTTTATAAAAAAGGTACAAACCAATTAGGGCTTACAGCTAATCAATCTGCAATAGCATTTGCAGATCAAAATAGTTTGACTATAGAAAACCAAAAAGAATTTAGACTTTTAGAAAACTCAGGCAGTGAATATGTAGCGATAAAAGCACCAACTACTCTTGCTGCTAACTTAACTTTAACTTTACCTCAAGCTGCTCCAACAGCTGCTACTACTGTTACTGCTGGGGCTGGATACGCATTAATCGCTATTGATGAAAGTGGTTCACTAGGCTGGGGAAGGGCTGGTGGTGCTGAAGGGGCTGCTGGCAGTAGTGATGAGGTGTTCTGGGAAAATGACCAAGTAATAACGGCCAGTTATGCAATTACAAATGGTAAAAATGCGGGAAGTTTTGGCCCCATAGAAATTCAAAGCGGAGTTACAGTTACAGTTGGTGCTGGAGAGACATGGACTGTAGTATAAAAGTGTATATAATAGATTTATGAGTCAACTAAAAGTTAACAGTATAGTTCCAACCGCAGGGGTCGCGTCTGGTGGCGGTGGTGGAATAATACAAGTATTACAAAAAGTTAAAACAAGTTCATTTCAAGCAACCGTAGGTTCAAGTGGTACTGTGCCAACAGGTTTTTTTCAAACAATTACAACAAAAACAGATTCAAGTAAGGTTTTAGTACTTGTTAACATGACACTTCTTGTAGGTGGAAATTTTAACGGTTCGGGTTTTAGCTTGATGCGAAATTCGGGAACTGATGATATTACTGGTGGTACTGAAATATTTATTGGAGATGCTAGTGGAAATAGAGATAGGAGGACAATGGGATTACAAGGGCCAAATTCAAATACTGATGCTAGGAACGGATTTTCTATAGGAACACAATTTTTAGATACCCCCTCAAGTGCTGGAGCATATACATATTTTGTTAAGTTTTTTGATACAGTGGCTTCGGATAATCCTTTTTATATGAATTTGGGTACAACTGATGCTGATAATTCAAATCAGCCAAGAGGTACATCATCTATTACTTTACTTGAGGTTTCAGGATGAGTTTTGACAACGAAGCTATCTTTAAAGCTTATGCTGGTGTAGTTAGAGCAATAGATTCTGATGAAGGTTGTTTTGATGCGAATGGCAATAAAGTAACAATAGATCAAGCTAAAGTAGATGCTGCAAGAGCTACCTTAGATGCTGAAGCTGCTGCTGTTAAATATCAAACAGATAGAACAACAAATGGTTCTACTATTTATGCTTCTTTTGGAGATCAACTTGATATGTTGTACAAGGATATAGTTGCAGGTAAACTAGATACAACTGGAACGTGGGCAACCCACATCAAAGCAGTTAAAGACGCTAATCCTAAACCATGAGTACATTAACAGTCGCTACAATTAAAAGCCTGTCAGGTTCTCCAACTGTCTTTCAAAAGAATAATGGAACAGAGATAGGACAACTTGCAATGGCATGGGTCAATATAAATGGAGATTCATCTACTGACGGTGAATTTGCAATCAGAGATAGTTTTAACATAAGTTCAGTTGAAGATACTGCAACTGGTGTTTATACAGTAAATATAGATCGAAACATGGCAAATACTAACTATTGCGTTGCAACTTCTTTTGGAAGGGCAACTGGAAACGATCAAACATCTGAATCAATGAGTGAATTTGATCCAAGTACAAGATCAGCTGGATCATTTAAATTAAGAACTGGTAACTCTGAAAATAATACTGCCTTTGATTTTCCGCTAGTACAAGCTGTTGTTTTTGGAGCAACTTAATAATGTCCACACTTAAAGTAAACACAATACAAAACACAAGTGGTGGATCTAGTTCTACTCCAGAACAGATTGAACAAGGTCGTGCAAAAGCTTGGGTTCATTTTGATGGTACGTTTGGCACATCTCCATTTACTGTAAGTAATGGTGGTATTTTTGATGCATACAATGTAACCTCAGTAACGGATGAAGGATCAGGAAAATATCTTGTAAACTTATCAATAACAATGCCAAATACTAATTATGCTGTTGTTGCTGATGGGCGTTTTAATACAACTGATGGTGCTGGTGCTACTTGGGCTACCACAAGAAGAGTTGCTTTTACAACAACATCATTTGGCATAAGAGGATCTAACAATCAAGGACAATTCAATGATTTAGGTTTTGTTTGTGGTGTAGTTTTTGGCGATTCGTAAAAACAATATATAATAAAAGAAAAAACTTATGGCTAATTCAGACAAAAGATTTATCTATGCTAATGATGATGGTGGTATTTCTATCGTTGTTCCCGCTGATAATACAGATTTAACATTAGATCAAATAAAAGCTAAAGATTGCCCTAATGGTAAGACAGTTTATACTGTTAATAAATCTGAAATTCCTACAGATAGAAGTTTCAGAAATGCTTGGACTTATACGGAGTAAATTATGGGATTTGGCGTTGACATGGCGAAAGCCAGAGAAATTCACAAAAATAATATAAGAAACGCAAGAACTCCAAAACTTGCAGAGCTTGATATTGAATTTCAAAAAGCATTAGAAACAGGAGCATCAACAACTGATATCGTTGCTAAAAAACAGGCATTAAGGGACGCACCAGCTGACTCTGGTATTGCCGCTGCAAGCGATACAGATGCACTCAAAGCACAATGGAAAACTGATATACTTGGCACATCACCTTATAGCTAAATGGCCATCATTGCTGGAACTTATGATTTTACTGTTCAAAGAAGAGCAGATCATACAGAGTCAATAAGGATAACTGACAGCACAGATTCTGCTGTAAATTTAACAGGTTTTACTATTGCGGCACAGGTCTGGGACAAGGCAAGGACTGGAAAATATGCAGATTTTACTATTGATTACACAAACAGAACCAATGGTGAATTTACAATGAGCCTTACCCATAATCAGACAAGACAATTTACACCAGATGAATTATCTTATGATGTTTTACTTTTAAATAGTGCTGGCCAGCGAGAATATTATTTAGAGGGTAATATATTTGTAAGTGAAGGCTATACAACTATCCCATGAGTAACATCAACATAACCCAAAATAAAAACACTGTTACTGTTAACGGTGAGACAAGAGTTGTAACTGTAAAAACGGCAGGGCCTCAAGGTGGAGCATTTGAAATACCTTTAAATCATGCCAGTAAAGTAAATAATTCTATTATGTACTATCAGCAAAGTTCTGATACACTTAGACTAGATGCAACCCGCACTGTCGAAAACCTCGTAGATGGGGGAAACTTTTGAGCTAATTAACTATGGCTAACACAATCAGAATTAAAAGGTCTACAGGATCATCAGCACCAGCTAGTTTAGAAAATGCAGAATTAGCTTTTGCTGAAGGAAATAAAAAGTTATTTATTGGTATTGGCACAGGTGGGGCTGGAGGATCTGCTACAACGATTGAGGCTATAGGTGGTTCTGGTGCTTTCTTTGACACTTCAACAAGCAGAACACAGAACACGTTTCTTGCCGCACCAAATGGAAGTAATGGGGCTGCAACATTTAGGGCAATGGTAGCGGCAGACGTTCCCTCGCTAGGACACGATAAGATCTCAGACTTCGATAGTGGTGTTAGAGCAAATAGATTAGATCAAATGGCTGCTCCTACTGGATCAGTTTCATTGAATAGCCAAAAAATAACAAACTTAGCCGACCCTAGTGCCGATTCTGATGCAGCCTCGAAGTCGTATGTTGACGGTGTAGCACAGGGATTAGACGTAAAAGATAGTGTGGTAGCTGCTACAACTGCAAATATAACTTTATCTGGAACACAGACCATTGATGGCGTTTCTGTTGTTGCTGATAATAGAGTATTGGTCAAAAACCAAAGTACTGGCTCCCAGAACGGACTGTATCTTTGTAAGGCTGGCTCATGGGTAAGGACTGATGACCTAGCATCTGGTGCTGATGCGGCTGGTATGTTCACTTTTGTTGAACAAGGTACTGCAAATGGTGACAAGGGTTTTGTTTGTACAACTAACAAAGGAAGTGCGACTGTCGGATCTGATTCTTTAGCTTTCTCTCAATTCAGTTCAAGTGGAGATATAACTGCTGGTGATGGTTTAAGTAAGTCAGGTACTGAATTATCTGTTGACCTTAAATCCAATGGTGGTCTTGTCATTGAGTCATCTGAATTAGCTGTCGATCTTGCTGCTAGTTCTATCACAGGAACTTTAGCGATAACAGACGGGGGTACAGGATCAACTTCAGCCTCAGCTGCGAGGACTGCATTGGGTCTAGCCATAGGCTCAAATGTACAGGCTTATGATGCTGGTTTAGCTGCTATAGCTGCTCTGGCAACAACTGATGGAGGGATCATTGTTGGTAATGGTTCAACCTTTGTTCTTGAGTCTGGAGCTACAGCAAGGTCTAGTTTAGGTTTAACAATTGGAACTGATGTTCAAGCTTATGATGCCGATCTAGATAACCTTTCTAGTTGTCAATCAGGAGCCTCAGCTGCTCTTGCTTTATTAACTGAAGCTGAAGTTCAGATATTAGATGGAGCTACAGTTACAACCACTGAATTAAATTTATTAGATGGCGTCACTGCTACAACCACTGAATTAAATTATGTAGATGGTGTTACTTCAGCAATTCAAACTCAGTTAAACAATAAGCAGCCTTTAGATGCTGAACTTACTGAGTTAGCGACAATGAGTTCTTCAACGGCCTCTTCATTAGCTGACTTGACAGGCACTGAGGTTCAAATCCTTGATGGAGCAACTGTAACGACTACAGAACTGAATATCATAGATGGTGGTACTTCAGCCACAGCAACAACTTTGGCCGCTGCTGATCGTATGGTAATGAATGATGCGGGGACTATGAAGCAAGTGGCATTGTCAGATTTGGTCACGTTTATTGGAGATGAATCAGCAAGTAGCTTTGAAATAGATGGTGGGTCATACTCTTAATAATATTTCTTAGGAGGGATGGCTTATGACAAACACAATAAAATTAAAAAGAGGAAGCGGCAGCGATCCACAAGCTAGTGATCTAAGCATTGGTGAAATTGCTATCAGGACTGATTCTGGTAAGCTTTTCACAAAAAAAGACAATGGATCTGTAGCTGAAATATCAGGCAGTGGTGGTGGTATTAGTGATGGAGATAAGGGAGATATAACGGTCAGCAATAGCGGTGCAACATTTACCATTGATAGTGGAGTTGTAACATCAGCCAAGATTGAAGATGGAACTATTGTTAATGCTGATATAAGTGCTAGTGCAGCGATAGAAGGATCAAAAATACAGGCTGCTGGATTAATTAATGCTGGTGTTATGTCGGCTGCTCAGAACAATAAATTAGCAGGGATTGAAGATAACGCCACTGCTGATATGACAGGAACAGAGATTTTAGCAACTATATCTGGTGAAAATATAATTCTTGGCGAAATATCTTCAACTGGCGACTCAACCTTTGCTGGAAACATGACAATTTCTTCCAGTGATGGTGGTAGTTCTGCCGCCCCAGAATTAGATTTATACAGAATCAGTCCAACACCAGCAGATGCAGATTATTTAGGACAAATAAAATTTAGTGGTGAAAGTGATGATGGAAGTAAAGAGATTTATGCAAAAATTACAGGAAAAATAGGTGATGCCAGTTCTGGAACGGAAGATGGAATTATTGAAATTGCACATAGAAAAGCTGGTTCTAATAATATTTCTGCAAGATTTACAAGCACAGATTTAAAACTAATAAACGGAACAGGACTTGAGGTTGCTGGTAATATTACTGTATCTGGAAGCGTAGACGGAAGAGATATTGCAACAGATGGTACAAAATTAGACACCATTGAAACCAACGCCACCGCAGATCAGACAGCCTCAGAAATTCTCGCATTACTCTTAACTGTAGATGGAGCAGGGTCTGGGCTAGATGCTGACACTCTAGATGGTGTAGCTTCAACAAGTTTTTTAAGGGCAGATGAAGATGACAGTTTTATAGGCACAATTACTGCAAATTCAGATAATACAAATCCAGTAATAAAAATACAAGGTGATGGGCCAAATTTCATACAATTCGCAAGTGACGCCAGCGGAACTGTCGACGCTGATTCTATAAATTTTATTTACAGATCAGGTGGTAATACTCTTGGCTTTGAAAGAGCTAGTGATGGCAATACATTGTTTTCAGTTGATGCTGATGATGGAACAACACATTTTTCTGGAAACTTAAATGCTGGTTCAGGGCTTGACGTAACAGGAAATATCACAGTTACAGGCACAGTTGATGGTGTTGACATTGCAGCTTTAAGTACAACTGTTGATGGTAAACTACCTCTTACTGGTGGTACGTTAACTGGAAGTCTTATTATAAGTAATAATAATAACCCAAGTCTAACTTTTACAGATAGTAACCACAATCCTGATTATCAAATAGGTAATTCAGATGGCACGTTGAGAATTAGGGATACTACTAACGCAGCCAATAGAATGACGATCACAAGTAGTGCAGTAGATGTAAATGTAAATCTTGACGCAAATTCTGGTCTTGACGTAACAGGGGATATATCTGTTTCTGGAACCGTAGATGGTCGTGACGTAGCCACTGATGGAACTAAATTAGATGGTATTGAGGACAATGCAACCGCAGATCAAACAGCTAGTGAGATTCTTACACTTATTAAAACGGTAGATGGGGCTGGAAGTGGACTTGATGCTGATACTTTAGATGGCGTTAGCTCTGGCAGTTTTATCAGGTCAGATGCTACAGATACAATGTCTGGGCAGTTGACAAGTACAAATAATATAAGAATTAATGATGCTACAAAATCTTTTCAAGTAGGAGATATTGATAACGATAACTACACTGGGGTTCAACACGTTACTGGCTCTTCAACAATTCGAGGAGTTAGTGTCAATAATGTTAATGCTTCGGTAATTGAAAATTTACAAGGCACAACTAACCAGCATATCGTTTTAGGAGATGCTTTAAACACAAGTACTGAAGCTTTATTTGGAGTCAGTATTACTACCGCTTCGACTGAATATGTAAGAATGACTCTTTCTGGACAAGGAAATTTAGTTGTTCATAATAATATTACTTCGACACAAGGATCATTTTCTGGTAACGGATCTGGATTAACAAGTTTAAACGCAAGCAATCTTTCCTCTGGAACTATACCATCAGCTAGAGTTCCTACACTTAATCAAGACACAACAGGTTCAGCAGCGACTTTAACAACAGCCAGAACTATTGCAGGAGTTAGCTTTGATGGTTCAGCAAACATATCTCTTAACAACAACGCAATAACAAACGGTGCTGGATATATTACAGGATCTTCTTTAAATGCTAGTAACTTGGATTCTGGAACTATTCCTGATGCAAGATTTCCAGCTACTCTACCAGCCATAAGTGGTGCTAATTTAACAAACTTGCCAGCTTCGGGCGGCCCAACTGGTGGTGGTTCTGATAAGATTTTTACTGAAAATGGTCAGACCGTAACGACAAACTATACAATCGGTGATACATTTGGAGCAGCTTGCAACGCAATGGCAGCTGGCCCCATCACCATAAACAGTGGCGTAACTGTCACTGTAAACTCAGGAGAAACTCTTACAATTATCTAATTATGCAAACTCTTATACAAAAACAAATCCTTGAATGGAAAGAAGAACTTAAAGTTCATAAGGAAAGATTAGATCAAGCAAAAACTGTTGTTGAACAAGAAAATAGATTTATTGCAATGATCGAGGGTGGGATACAGGCTCAGGAGATGTTGTTGCAGAAGATCGAACAAGAATCCCAGCCAACAAATATAAAGGAGCAAGGCCAAGAATCAGAGCCAAAGTCATCAAAGACAAAGGGGCAGCCAGCTTAATTAGTATTTCTCTAAGCATAAATGGATGAGATTTATTTACCAAATTTACCAGAAACAGATTATATTCTCAATCCACCTACTACAATATTTTATCCACCTCTAGCGGAAGTTCCATATCTAGACCCTCTACTTCTTCCAAGTCTGGAACAGGTAGAGTCGGGACTTGGGGTAGATCGGGCAGCTGATTCTTCAAAAAAAGAGGAAGCAAGCGAGGAAGGGACAAATATAAAGCCAGAACAGATCCCAACGAACCTACCAAAAAACCTAGAAAATACTTCAAATGTCGAAACAGTAGCTACTTTTAATCTACCATTTTTCGGTGAAATGCCTATACCAGCACCAGAGGTCATTGCTTCGTCAGTAATTGCAGCTGGTACAGCATCTGTCGTATCTGTAGCTGGAGGCATAGCAGGGCAAGCAGTTTTAAATCAAATAAAAAAAATATTTAAAAAGATATTCACTAAAATTCTAAAAAAAGAAGTTTCTAATCTGAAGAAAAAAGATCAGAATTAGCTTTTACATAACTTCGTATATTAATTACATCATTGCAAATATATGCGAACTTAGACTCAGGATTAATCATGTAACCTGATGCGTGAAGCTGCTGGCATTTCAAAACACGAATTAGCTGTTTATCATGCACTTGCTTGTCTAGTTCTTCTTTGGCTAGGTCTAGCTTTACTTTTGATAATTCATTACAAGTTTGATTATCTCCCAGCGGGATCATAAATGACATTTGAATACCCCAGCCCTCATTTATGCTATATGTTTCCTCGCCTTGTGCATCATTGCCTGTATAAAAAGGTGTGATTGCCATTGTCGGTTGACTACAAACCAAAGATCCAAACTGCTGTTTACCAGTCATGCCATTATTGATATTCATATTTTGATTAATTATTGATGAATTACCTATAGCATTAGGCTGGGCTTGCACATTTGTGTCACCCTCTGCCTTTACTGAGTTACTGACTAAACACGCTGAGAGAAGTGATAACGCTAGTAGTCGTGATCGCATCATTTTGTGTAATCTGTTCTGTTAATGCTCCAGCAGCCCTTGTAGTGACCTGAAGCGACCAATCTGCTGAAGTATCAGCAACAGTAAATACAGCATCACCACCAGCTATTCCAGCGGAAGCGGCTACAGATATGTTAGATGCTTCCCAAGAATTTAGAGCAGATCCGTATTTTTCGGTCACTATACTGCGGGTTATTGTTTGTGTAGTATTCTCTGTTCTGTTACTTGATCCAGTTGTCCAAGTAGGTAAAGGATTTGCCTGTGCTGTAACAGGAAGAGCCAACAGTGTTAATAGGAGAAGTTTCTTCATTTGATACCAGATTTACTGTCTTTATTATCTACTATAACTGGTTTTTTTTGGTTGCCATTCTTACCTTTCACAGACACACCATAGCTGCTTGCTATGTTCCCCACGAGGCCAGCCGCAAAAGTGTCCAGCCTTATTCTTTCCATGTATCCAAGAGTCATCACTGATAAACTCCACCCAAGAATAATAATGCGAACAAAATGTCCAACATAATCTCGACTATCCTTTTCTTCTTCTTCCATAAGATTAAGGTTTCTTGTTTAATACTGGTATTTTAGCTATGTTTGGAAAAACAAACAAATCATGTCTAAATTTCTAATCAAGCTATTTATCAAGTTTGGAAAATCCACAAGTATTCGCAAAGGGCTGTTGTTAATGCTGAAATCCGCAGCTGAGAACACAGATAATGACGTTGATGACGCAATAGTAAAGATGATTGAAGAAAAACTATTTCCAGTTAAGTAATGGACATTATCAAGGCTCTTACATCTACCTATAGCCTTGAGGGTGAGTTTGAAGTGCAAAAGTCTATACACTTTATAGAAAAATTAGAAGATATAGAACTTCTTAAGCCTTATGCAATCAAGCTGCTTAAGACAAATGCAAAGCAAGCTCACTTTGTAAGTACTTCACTTGAGGTCATAGCATCACAGCAAGCATACGTTTATAAGCTAGAAAAACGATTGAGCAAGAAAAAAGCGACCTTTTGGGATCGCTTAAGGTATATAATATTTGGGAAAAAGTAGAGGACTTACAGACTTTTTATCGCTTATTACTGCCTAATATTGGAGGAACCCAATTAGAACCTCTTGCCCGACAGCAATCCTCGAAGGGAACTCATATCTTTTTACAAAGTTGATGTGCTGGGATAACACAGACACAAGCATGGTAAAAGGGCAAAGACCACAAAATTGTAAAAGAGCAGCTTTTGATCCTAGTCGCAAGATCGTCATGCCTCTACTTATGGAACTAAATCTTTTTCTGTTATATCGAACCACATTGCTGATTCAACAACTAAACCAGTAAGCTCATCTGTTCTTGTGACCTCGCAGAACTCATAAAGTTTTTCTGTTTCTGGTTCATAAAAGATTTGACCCACATAAGGGTTAACAGGAAAAGAAATTAGTTTCATAGTTAGAAAGGAAGATCATCTGGTAGCTCAGGCTGGTTCGCTGGTACATCTACAGTCCTCTCAGAGGCTTCTTTATGAGGCATAGGCTGTATTCTGCCAGAGTTGCCCCACATACCGCCCCAAAGCGAAAAGCCACTAACCTCATCATATTCTTTTTGGCTCTTATAGACACGAATTTTTGTTCCGTCCATTTTGGCGTTATCGACAGCTTGCAAAATCCAATTTGCAGCTTTTAGTCCCTCTTCACAAGTGAAGTCAAGAACTATGTTTTGATCTGGGGCGTTTTCTTTGGTGCTGTTGTTGCGAGTAAATCTTACTTTTGCGAAGAAAGCAGGGGTGTTGGCCATAATTAAAAAGGATTAACAGGGGT